ATGGCTACGTTTGAAAAGCGTAAAGCTGGCTGGCAAGCTCGCGTCCGCAAGGGCGGTTTGAACAAGACAGCAACATTCAGAACGAAAGCAGAGGCTGCCGCCTGGGCCGCATCAATAGAAAATGATCTTTCCGCTGGCCGGGCTGGCATGGCTCCGAATAAAACATTTGGTGAGCTGTTGCAGCGCTACTCTGAGGAGGTATCTCCGGCGAAGCGTGGTGGCCGCTGGGAGCAGATCCGCATCGCTATGCTGATTCGGGACTATTCCGCTCTATGTGATACCAAACTTGCTCAGTTCAATACTGAGACGGTGGCTGCCTGGCGTGATGAGCGCCTGAAATCGGTATCTGAATTAACGGTTATCCGCGAGTGGGCAATCTTGCAGAATGCGTGCAGTGTGGCTGCAAAGGAGTGGCGCTGGTTGCCCAGCAATCCAATGCTACAGGTAAAGAAGCCAGTGGCTCCGGCAGCGCGAAGCCGTCGCCCAACTGATGATGAAATTGCTCGGATACAGCTTGCTACTGGATATTTAAGTGATGATCGGCCTGAGACGATGATGGCCAGGGTAGGAGCGGCATGGCTATTTGCAATTGAAACAGCCATGCGGGCCGGGGAGATTTGTAGCATCACACTGGAGCATGTCCACTTTGATGACAGGATTGTGCATCTGCCAAAAACAAAGAATGGGCATGCTCGTGATGTGCCGCTGACAAAAGAGGCGCTCAGGATACTGAGGCAAGTTGCTGAGGTAACTGCTGGTCAGGCTACTGTTTTCGGAATAACAGCGGCATCGTTGGATGCGTTATTCCGGAAGGCGAAAGCCATGGCTTTAATTGAGGATCTGCACTTCCACGACTCCCGCCGTGAGGCGCTGACACGAATGGCAAAAAAGGTTGATGTGATGACCCTTGCTAAAATCAGCGGCCATCGTGACATGCGGATTTTGCAGAATACCTACTATGCGCCCAAGATGAAGGAGTTTGTCCACTTACTGGATGATTAGGCGCGTTTCTTCTCTTGTCGGCCATCTACCCACCTGATTACTTCCGATGCTCTCCACCGTGGGTTTCTTCGTCCGCCAGTCGATATATCAATGCAGGCCGGAAAGTCTGGCTTGCATGCGATATGCTCGGAAAACTGCCTTCTGGATACCATGAGATATTCCGCGCAAGTGTCAGCGTCCCAAATTTGTTTATCAATGGGAACGACAGGTCTCGGCTTGGAAAGTGTCGCAACCAGTGATTTAACGGATTCGGCCAGTTCGGTAATATTTTCGTTCATTGTGTTATCCCAATATTCTAAGTGTTCAGGTTGGCATAGCATTTAAGCTATGCCGTCATATGTTTGGCTATTCAGTAATCAGTCTGATTGGTAGTGCGTTCGGGTAGAGGTCGCAATGAATCAGCCGCCAATTCCCTGCAAACGCAAATCCGCTTGATATCTGATGATCATGACTAATGATGCTGAGGACTGTTGCATCTTTCCCGCCTGGGTCAACGCATAGAGTCAGGTTGTTTCCTCTGGAGTCTGTGCTTCCCTGGGCGCGGAATCCGTGGCTGTTCAGTCGTTCTGCCAAGCCTTCCAGCCTAGCAAGGCAGCGTTCGCTTTTCTGGATGGACTCCAGTGACCAGATGGCGGTCTGGATAGCGGCCATAGTTGCCTTGCGTGTCAGCTGGCCTGCTTGCTGCTGTTCCAGCTCCTGGAGTATTTCCGTGATGGCGGTCTGAAATGATACGCCCATGCTTGGAATGGCTTCGCGTACCTGGTCGAGCGTCAGGCCATATTTCCCATATGTCCGTTCATTCATGCTGCAATCCTTTCTCTCTGCTTCAATTCGCCCAGCGTCCAGCTGGCCATATCCATGCAGTTGGCCTTGATCAGCGCCATGGCCGGGGGTGGGCTCACGCTGTTTCCAACCATGCGCACCTGGGCAGATTTGGTGAATTGGCGGCCATCGTGGCCACGGTCGATGATGTAGTCCGGTGGGAAGCCCTGGCAGTTGTACAGCTCGCGTGGCGTCAGCATGCGTAGGCCGATATCGACAATCACCCACGGTTCACCCTTGATCCAGACAGTGACCAGCGCCAGGCGGTCGCGGGTGGTAAATGTTGCGGCTGGCTCATCAAGGCCGCGCATGTTGTCGGTGCCGTAGTAGCTGATGAGGAAGCTTGCGCAGCGCAATGCACCATCCTGCTGCTCTTTGCTGAGGGTGCATTCCACCAGCGCTGTCTTACCGCCACCGCCTGTCATGATGGTGCCGACCGGCTCGTCTACCTTCTGGCCGACAGAATTGCCGAACTGGCGCTGCAGGCTGGCGGCGATGATGCCGTGATGCTGTCCGCCGGCGCTGACTGTCATCAGCGGGTCTGCCGGATCGCGGGCATCGCAGTTTCCTCGAAGGTGGGCAAGCGTTGCTGCTACCAGCTGCTGCTGGCTGCCGGTGGCTGTCAGGGTCGTGGCCGGCTCGTCAAGCTCGCGCCCAACAGTGGTATTGAATCCGCCGTTGGCCTGGGCAAGGAATGCTGTTGCAAGGGCATAGCCGCCACTGCCGCTCGCCGTAACGGTGTAGGTCGGCTGCTGGATGTCGCGAGTGCCGCTTCCCCAGCGCTGTGCACCGCCTGGCTTTCCATCGCCATGGGCTACCTGCACCATCGTCGGCGCAGCCACTGCGAAGTGGCCACCCTTCGGCCATGCCGTGATAGTGCGAAGCGGGTCGCCAGCGTCCTGCACGCTCTCGCCTGACCAATTCGCAATCGGCACGATGAAGGGGCTTGCATTGTTCAGCACAAACTTGTCCATGCCCTTGGCAATACGGCGCATGGTGGCGTCGGCCAGCGGCTTCTTGCGCCCAAATATAGATGGGCAAGGAATAGACCAGTCAATGTGACCTGCTGCCGGTCTCCAGCCGCGCTGACCCTTCTTTGGCTCTTTAAAGTGTGTCGGCTTTGGCGGTTCAATGGGTTTTCCATCGCGGCGTGCGCACATAAATAGGCGTTCTCTTGTTGTGGCAGCTCCGAAGTCTGCTGCATTCAACATGAACCATTTGACGTCATATCCAAGCGCTTTTAAGTCAGATACAAATCGCTTCCATGTTCGGCCAGCGTGCTTCTTATCGGGAATAAGGTACTGCTCATTTATAGGTACGCGCTCGCCTGGGTTAGCAACGGTTCCATCCAGACGCATCACGCGGCCTGTCTTTTTGCAACGCTTTGCAACTAATGGGCCCCACTGCAGAATCTGTTTTACGTTCTCCAGTGTGATGACGCGCGGTAGTACCTGTCCGGCCCAGCGTTTTCCTACCCATGCCAGTGCGCGGATTTTCACATCACGTGGCTGGCCGCCTGCGGCTTGGCTATGGTGGGTGCAATCGGGTGATAGGTGCAGTAGGCCGACTGGTCGGCCATCTGTTGCTTCATGTGGGCAGACTTCAAATACATCTGCTCGGTAATGGCGCGACTGTGGGTGATTGATGGTGTGCATGCTTACCGCGTCATCGTTATGGTTTACGCTGACGTCGCTATGCCTGCCCAGCGCCATTTCAATGGCACAGCTCATGCCGCCGCCACCGGCAAACAGATCAACGATAATTTCATTGTCCATGCAAAGGCTGAATTGGTCGCGGATCATGCGAATTTCCTCCTGTAAATTTTGGTCATGTCTGATTTGATGGAGTAGCCGCGGCGGCGCAGTGTGTTTGCCAGCCTGGTGCGGTCTCCGTGGCTGTGCTGGGCTTGGCCAAGCAGGCCGAAGTAGCTGTTTGCTGCCTCAAGCAGGGAGTCGCGGCCTATGTGGGCACATCGCTCAATGGCATGCCGCTGGCTGCGGCGCCGCGTGGTGCGGGACCATGGCTTGATTACCTGGCCGACGAAGTCAACTCCGCGATCCACTGGTTGCAGGATGGTTTTCTTGGGATTGATCTGGACATGCAGGCGCTGCTGCAGGAATTCTTCGATCCTGGCCTTGGCCCCGTTAAGCCACTGGGGTGACTCGTGCAGCAGGATGAAATCGTCCACGTAACGCACGTAATACCGGGCCTTGATCTGGTGCTTGGCAAACTGATCAAGCGCATTGAGGTATACGTTCGCAAAAAACTGAGAAGACAAATTTCCAATAGGCAGGCCACGATTGGCCGGCTGATTCAGTAGCTGTTTGTGTGCTGGAACGCGCTGCATCAGCTGCGTGCGGCCACGAAACTCGAAGTCGGTTCGCGGGTCGTGGAACAGCACGATTTCGGCCAATCGCATCCACCATGGTTCGGAAATCTTGGCGGCCAGCTGGTGACGCAGAACATCCTTGTCGATGCTGACGAAAAAGTTGGCCAGATCCAGCTTGAGGTAATGCACCGGCCGGCTCCAGTTCTGACTGGCGCTCCGGATCATTCCGTCCAGCTGCCGGGCGGCGTAGAGCGTTCCGCGCCCGGGGATGCATGCGCAGCTGTTTGTGATGAATGAAGCGTGGAAACGCGGTGCGATGTGGTTGTAAAGCAGGTGGTGCACTACGCGGTCGCGGAATGCTGCGGCCCATACTTCTCGGGGTTTCGGCTGGGTAACCACGAAGCAGATGGACTGGCCCGGCCGGTAGATTCCCGCCTGCAGTTCATCAAATAGCCCGATCAGGTTGCGCTCCAGATCAGCCTCGAATGCCAGCTGGCTGCGGCTATTCCGCTTTGTGCGGCGGCAGTCGAAATATGCCTCCACCAGGTCGCGGAAAGAAAAATCGGCATGGTCTGCACTTGAATCTGCGGACGGCCCGCGCGCGGAGCTCATTGTCCTTGTGGTTGTTGTTCTGGTTGCCATCATTGAAGTTCTGATTCCATGCGTTGTTGGGCGAGTACTGCGTCATTTCGTACGATCTACATCGCACAGCCGAAGGCATGCCGATCAGCTGTGAAATTGCGCCAGGCCAGCCCGGCTGCTGCCGGCGGTACCCCTAGAGCGCATGTCGGTGGCCTTGTGGGCCAGCGGTACGACCAGATTCAAAATCGCTCAGGCAAGACCGCCTTGACGGTCAGGCAGCGGGCGATGCGGCGGCGGATTTCTTCTTCCAGCCTTGTGCCTGTTTCCCGATCTTGTCTGTTTGCTCAATTGCCGCTGCATACTGGCCATGCGAAATAAGGTGCATGTCCACGGAGAGGCGCAGCATCAGCTCGATGACCTGCAGGTTCTCTAGTAGCGTCTCCAAGTGGGGAACCTTGTTTCGGGATGAGTTGGCCCGATAAACCAGGCGAACGAGTGAGACGCAGTCTTTGCGCAGCTCATCCCCTAGAGAACGTTTGAAGTCCCTGTTCATGTTTGTCGTCAGCTTGGTGACCAAGGCCAGCAAGTCGTAGGTGACCTTGTAAATCGGGAGTTGGGTATGCAGTGCCATGCCGGTAAATGGCGCGGGCTAACGCCCGCGCTAAATGAATAAAGGGTTAAATGGATGAAACTCTGCGGACGGCCCGCGCGCGGAGCTCAGTGCCCATGCGGAGGCCGGTCTGGTAGCCACCATCGAAGTCCTGACCCCATGCGTAGCTGGGCGAGTACTGCGTACTGGTCCAGTGATAGCCGCCTTGCGGGAATGCCTCTGGCGCCATGGCGTAGCACAGGGCTGATTCGCGGCGGCTAGGCAGGTACCAGTCGGCGAATCCGCAGATCACGAGACCGGCGGTCCACTCTGCTGCGGGGTGGGGATAGCCCGATTTGACCAGAGCGCGGGTATTGGCAAAGCCGTCCCATTGGCACTGAGCATCCGGCTCGTCCTCCTCGGCTCCTCCCCATGCAATATCCTTGACAAAGCCGGCATCGCCCGATGCGACCACCAAGTGATAGTCTGGAATTGCAATGCCGCGCGCCTTGCCAACGTAAATACCGCCTTGTTCGTCCCAGTGCTGGCCAATGCCAGGCACCGTCTTGGATGTGAAGATGGCCGGAGCTTGGGGCTTCATGATGCTGTCGAGGATGATTCGTGCTGCATCCTCTGTCTGAACCAGCAGCGTTGCCGATCCGATCGGGAGGGAGATGGTGCTCTGTTCCATGCGTTACTCCTTGAGTTCGGTAAATTGCCGGGCGCGGAGCGCCCGGCTAAAAGGGATGAATGGATTAAGCGATGAGGACTCTGCGGACGGCCCGCGCGCGGAGCTCAAGGCCCTTGAGGCCGTCGTACTGGTCGCCACCACCGAAGTGCTGATCCCATGCGTAGTGGGGCGAGTACTGCGTACTGGCCCAATACCAGCGGCTATCAAAGGCCTCAGTGTTTCCTGCTTGGAATGCACTGACTGCCGTTTGGGCGGGGGATTGCTCGGTATACAAAAAGCCTGGCGGAACGCTGCTGGCATTGTCGCCGTCGCGGAATGAGCAGTAGTTTTCCTGATCGGTGGGCTTCAAGTTGCGGTAGCAGATCTCCAGCTCATCGCGGCTCGGGATATACCAGTCGGTGTGGCCGTCGATATCCAGGCTGAGAGCCCATTTGGCAAGTTCGCTGCCAGCCTCGGCCATGGCTTGGGTGTTGGCCATGCCATCAAAGCAGCTGCGGGCGGCCTCGATGTCTTCGCCCAGCGAGCCCCACGCCATGGTGATTTCGCCGGTGCTCTTAGGTGCGACAATCAGTGCAAATTCATTTGCACCAATGCGAATGCGGTTTGCAAAGAAGCCGCCTTCAAAAGCCTCGCCAATGGCAGGAAGGATGGATGCAGTCATACTGTACGTCTCCATAGAAAAAGGCCCGGTATTTGCCTGGGCCTTGTGATGATCAGCACGATGGTGCTGGTGGTTTATTTGTTCCGGATCTGGTCGCGGCGGCGGATCAGTTCAGGCAGCAGAATGTCGTCTAGCAGCTTTTGCTTGCTCTTCACCGTGCTGCCTGCAAACACTTCTTCCAGCAGGTCGGACGTGGCTTTGTTGAAGCGCCAGGGGAAGTTTCCGACGTGGGGCGCGTTGTTGGTGTGTTCGGCCTCGCTGTCCTTCCCTGCTTGCGCTGTAAAGCTTGCAAGTGCTTGCGGGTCAATCTTGTTCTTATCAATTCGCATCGTTTCATTACTTTTTATATGCAATGCAATCACATGCAATGACACGCAATGACGTGACGCGATGTGAAATGAAATGATTTCATTGCATTGCAAGGATTTCATCAGCAAGCAGCTGGATCTCGGCGCGGGCTGCGCTGGCCTTTGCTGCTCGGGTGTCGGCGGCTGCCAGCCCGTCTGCAAACAGGTGGCGATACAGTGGCCGGTCGCGGATCTGGCTGCGCAGTACCGGGATAAGCCCGAAGTCGGCCAGGGCGGCGCGGGCGTCGGCTGCTTCCCGGTTCTGTGCGCTGGTGGGTGTCCTGGTGAGCAGGATGGCGGGGAGCAATCCGGGGTTAATGCTCCGTTTGGCCTCTGCGATGATAGTAGTCAGCGATTCCAGTGCTTCCAGATCGGGTTGGCTGGGCTGCATCGGTATGATCATGATGTCTGCTGCGGCCATGGCCTCGCGCATCTGCGGACTGTCCCAGCCGCCAGCGTCAATGATGATTGCCTGCTGATTTCCTATGTGTTGCTGAATTGCTTGGTAGCAGCCTGCTGCACATGAATTTATAAAGAAATCTCTGTTCGGCCTGACCTTTCCGCCGATGGTCGCCGCCTGTCGCCGTGATCCCCATTTTGCGGCAGTCCTTTGTTGGTCGGCATCAAGTAGTGCGACTGATAAGGATCTGCGCGCAAGCTCAGCTATCAGGTTGACTGCTGTCGTCGTCTTGCAGCAGCCGCCTTTCGTGTTTGCGATTGCGATGATCATGATGTGAAATCCAAGTTGGGTTGACCAGGCTTTCCGTAGGCTGCAAGGTCGGTTGCTGAGGCTGCGATTGTCTTGTGGGTTGCTGCGTTGATCAGGATCATTGATACCGCTTCCTGCTCGCATATCCCGCCATTGCGGCGGCGCGTTACTGTCTGGCCGGACATGTGTTTCCAGTCTCCGTCACTGTTGACGGAAAACAGGGTGTCGAATGGAATCAGCCTGGCATCTTCTTTAGCGGCTTCCAGCTGCTCTGCTGTTCCATGTTTCATGCCGCATCTTCTTTTATTTGTTCGGCCTGATCGGTCGGTGCATTGATTCCCTCAACGTGTACCAAGCGCATCAGTTTGGTCGTCTTTTCGGGGGCGCTTCCGCGTGTTTCGTACCGGCTGCCCTGGGCTTGGCTGATCCCTACTGCTGACCAGAATCTTGCCTGGCTCATGCCAAGCAACTGGCGCAGCAGGCCGTAATCGCCGGAAAAGAATAGCTCCCGGCGTCGTTGCAAGGTGTTCATCAGTTCTCCAGTTTCATGTAGATAGCGCTGCGGGCATTCCGGCTGGTGGTTCTTTTCACAAGGCCGGTGCGCTGCGCATCGGAAATGATCCCTTTGGCGGTCTCGCGGCTAAGGCCGGTGGCTTTGGCTAGATCCTCCGATGTGAAATGGGTGCTGACTGTCTCCAGCCGCTTGCGAATGAGCGCAGTCGGCCTGACTCGTTTCCCGCTTGGGGATTTCTCTGCGCAGGGTGGTTCCATGCGCGTCAGCAGCATTTGCTTGGCCATTCCGGCCAGTGGTATTTGCAGTTGCATGGGTTTTCCTCAGAAGTGTGTGTTGCTGAGTACTTCTGCCAGGCTGTCCAGCAGGATGAAGGCAGCAGCAGATGACAGGCCAATCAGGATGGCGCGGGTGAAGATGTGTGTGATGGCTTCAAGCAGCATGTTTTTCATCCACTTGCTTGCTTTTTACGGATATTTCAACGCCGCTTTTGAGCAAGCTGGCGCAGGCGGTAAACCGGTATTCTTCATCAATCCAATAGTGCTGATCCTCACAGTCTGGAAAATGATTTGTCATCACTTGGTGCAGCGCTTCGGCCTTTTGATTTGGCGCGGCCTGAATGGTGATGCGCAGGCCGTAGCTCTCAATGCTGGTTCTCACATTGCCATCAAGATCGATGGCCACCATGTTGATTCGCTTGGCTAGTTCTGGCGTGACCTTCTTGATGCTGTCTGTTACCTGGTTATGGATATCGGCCAGCATCTGGCCGTAGTCGGTTTTTGGCATGGCTTTCTCCGGTGGTTTTGTTGGGCTGTCTCTATTCGTTGTGAATGAAGGCAGGCCAAAAAAACGCCCTGGGTAAGGGCGGTGGAGCGTGTTTCATTGCCAGTATTCTTTGTTGAGTGCGGCCAGTTCGCGGCGGTCGTCAGAATCGTGGCGGCGTCGTCGCCTGGCCTGCTCCTGTCGAGCAATGGCAGCGGGTAGTGTCGCAGGCACTTTTGCGTAGAGTTCGCTGGCGCGGGCTTCGCGCATCGTTTGGCTGATGTATGCCATGCTGGCGCGTGTCATGCGTATCTCCGGATGATGTGTTGTGCCTGCCCGGCGCGGTTCCAGCCGATAAAGCGCAGCCGCTGGCCACGCTGCTTGAGTTCTGCGGCAAGGGCCTCGCCAATGTCGCCGGTAATCACTTCTTCCTTGAGCCAGTTGATGGTTTTCATGGTGTTCTCCTGGTGTTGGTGCTGGCCCCGAAGGGCCAGCTGTACTGCCTAATTGCCGGTGTACTCAGCGCCGTGCGCACCTGTCCTTCATTTCGTGCATCTGTCATGCATTTCGGGTAGCATCGAATTTCCACAAACGTACTACTGGAAAGGTGATTGAGATGAACAAAATTGATGCAGATCGTTTGGCTTATTCCACTGCCTTGAAAATGCTGGATAGTGAAGTTGCCAATCGTCTGGTAGCTGGGCAAAGTGCGCCTTCTTCTGATACTGCAAAAGAGTTCATGAAATTTGTTAATGAACTTTCTTCTGAGTTGCAGAAAAGTTTCGGAAATGACCTTTTCCGGAATGATTTTCCTGCTCAGCTTTGATGTGTTTCTTTGTTGACCTGCCGAAAGGCCCAAATAAGTTCATTCGCTAGGTCTTCCGAATTGATCGGTCTATTTCTGGCGGAATCAAGCAGGGCTTGTTTGATTTCGTCAGCTTCTTTTAGGCTTAATGTTTTTTCTTCCACATCACTATTCATATCTGCTCCAAGATTAATTCAGATTCTGCAGGCCACGCATTGCTATAAATCTCAATGGGTTAATAGGTTGCCCCGTATCGCCGGGACCACGCGTCCTACCTAATCAGCCGTTGTACTCAGGCCGCCGCTCGCCTGTTTCTTGCAGTGTGTGTCGCAAGGCCGGTTTATGCGTTCAGGGGGTGCCATGCCCTTAGTACCTGGTGCCGATGGCCCGATGTCCAGTAACTCGCCTTTCACATCCCACTATTCGCTGAGCTTGCTGTGGTGGCTTAGTGTGGTGGTGGTCGCTATTTCATGGATTTCCCTCCGTGCTGGTTTCCTGCTGAGTTCATCCTGCAGCGTCCCGTTTCCGAGTCGCTGCGAGATGCTGACCATATGACCCTGATCAGTTGGGCTCTCCGTGCGTGCGCTGCGGTATTACATGCAGGGCTGCGTCGTCATCTGCTGGGCTGCGGCTGTGGCAGCCTTTGGCATGGGCGCATGCAAGGCGTTGTTGTCCTGGCTAAGCGAGCCAGTGGCGCATTCCTGAGTTGTTAGAGATCGGTGCCGGTGGGCTGGCGTTTCAGTATGCTTAATTTAAGCTTGCTTAAAATTTAAGTCAACTTAAATTTATTCATAGCGCATTGATCGGTAATCCGTGTTGTAAAAACGGAAAGCCATGGCTGTGCTGCGACAAAATCGCTCCATGAGCGAACTAGGAAAGCGCCTACGCGAGGAGCGCGAGGCAAGAGAGTGGACGCAAAGCTACCTGGCGCGGCGGGCCGGTGTGGCTGCGAGCACTATTGCGGATATCGAAAGCGGGCGCAGCAGGGGGTCAACAAGGATTCTTTCGCTAGCGTTAGCCTTGCGCTTGAATCCTGTTTGGTTGAGTACTGGCCGGGGTGATAAGGAGATGCCTGCTCAAGGCTTGTATATCAGTGCTGACACGCCTGAGGAGCTGGCTGACAAGTTGATAGCGCGTGGGCCTGATGAGGTCTCGGCCCTTGTTGCAATGCTCATTTCACGAGCTATGGATCGCCGTTTTTAATAAGTGGTTTTACGTAGTCCATTTTTTGCGTTACAACATAAGTTGATGACTGCGTTGTGTGCGTGAATGGACTTCCTTAAAGAGGCTTTATATGGCCTCCCTGCCTATCATCTTGGGGTGATGGCCGGTCTGCTTGCCACTGCGCCGCTGGTAGAGACAAATGAGCAGCTAGACATTTTTTTATCTTCAATTCGTGACCAGTTAATGCCTAATGTGACAGGAGTTGCATTGTTGGTGTTCGGTCGTGATGGTTCCCTGGCTGAGGTGCTTGGCATAGGGATGCCGGAAAAGTGGATAGAGGCATGTGCTATGGAGGCGCTTCCTCCTTTGTCTGTTCTATCGGCTGATCCTGTGTATTGGTCAGGGTTGGAGAGGTTTGAGCGTACCGGTCGGCTTGCTCCGTGGGCGTCTCTGGCGAAAGATTTTCATCAGAGATATGGCATCACGTTTTCTGGCGCTGCTTATGACAGAAGGATTGTATTTGCTGTTTCTGGTGATGCTGATCTAGAGGTTGGCCCAGCCGGAAAAGTTGTATCGCACTTGTGGCCTGCAATCCGACGTCTCGCCAGTTTATTGCTTTGCCCGCATGACAGGCTTGGGGAGCTTGATGATGTTGATGTCAAAATTTGGACATCGGTGATGGGTGGTCATTCCTATCATGACATAGCAGTAAACATGGGGATTTCTCGCAGAACATTGACAAGGCGTATCAATAAGTTACTTGATAAATTCTCCGTTGCCACGCCTGAGCAACTGGTTGCTATCCTACTGAGGCCATGATCAATTTATGTGCTGATGTACGTGTTTTAACATATGAAATGTGTCCATTATGGACATGGCATATTGATGTTTTTTTAGGTTAAATTATTAACATAATTTAATAACGCTCAGGATAGATGATGGCAGTAGCAGGTACGCGGAATGGGCATGTTAGTGATGATGCCGTGGCGCAGATTTCAATCGCACTGTGCTTTGATGGCTCTGTAGAGCTGCGCTGGATGGGGGATGTGTCTGCGATAGTGGGGCGGATAGATGCAGACCGACTTGCTGATGCGGTTCGGCGGGCTTTGGTAGCAAAGCTAAAGCCATAGAAAAGCGGCCTTATTGGCCGCTTTTTTTGATCAATGTTTCCGTGGTCGCTCGCATGATGACGGCTAGTTCGGCCAGGCTTAGTCCGCTCAGTACAAGATCGATGTCTTTCAAGTCAACTGAACCGCTTTCTGCTTTGATTGGAGGCAGTTTTTCGTGGCTTGGACCGGACAGCTTTTCATAGCTGTATTGGCTGTCAATTTCTTTCTCAGCCCACATCGGGCCTACGCCAAACATGATGTATTCCGGCCGAGCGTTCAATGCCTGGCAGGCTCTCAATAAATTGTCGGCCTCAATCATCTTCGTGGTTCCAGACTTCCACTGGGTGATGGTTGCTGCCGACTTTCCTATCTTCTCCGCTAGTTCAGATGGCTTGAGAGGGCTTCTCTCAAGTACCTGTGCGAATCTCATGTTCCAAGTATCCATGTAAGCAAGCTTAACTTATTGAGTTTTAAGCATGTTGAATTCTACATTTAAGTATGCTTAAATCGCGGTCATGAAAGCAGAGCAAGCAATTTCAGCCCTTGGTGGGGTTCAGGCGGTCGCAAAGATTTGCGGCATTTCTTCCCCAGCTGTCAGCCAGTGGAAGGCTGCCGGAATCCCGCGTCCATGGAAGATGTTCTTGCTTGCTGCGTTTCCGCTGGAGCTGGGGCTGACTGCCCCTTTGGACTTTAAGACTCCAGTAGATATTGACCTGTACTTGTAATTGTAGATTTCCCCCGCCAGTACCTTGTCCGTGCTGGCTTTTGCCGGCTTGTCCCCGGCGCTTTTTATTCACCATCTGATGCCTGTCGAGCATCTGTTTTCACTATAGCGAGGCGTTACATGAATGGCATGCGAACCCGCCCACACAAAACCTTGATCGGTGTTCTCCGCGATGCCGTTCATGTCTGGCGTCAGCGCGAGCGGTGGACTATGGAAGCTGTCGCGGATGAGATCGTCCAGCACTACTACAGCACGGCTTTTGATGGCGTTTGGCTGATTGATTTTCAGCAGCCAACACAAGGCCGTGATGCCGTCCGTGTCATGAAGGCGAATTGTGAGCGTATTGCTCGCTGGCTTGATGACCAGACGAAAGATACGACGCTGCTTCCTGCCAATCTGGTTCCTATGCTGTTGCAGGCGCTTCCTGCTGACTTGCGCCTGCAAGTGATGGTTGAGGTTTTCTCGCCGCTTGGTGTCGATGTTTCCCTGCGCGCTCGTGAGGACGTTACTGATTGCCATGCTGCGCTGATGTCGGCACTGGCAAAGGAATCTGGCGAAGGCATGGCGGCTTTTGCGCTGCTGGCCGACAAGTACTCGCATGAGGATCTGACCCGCGCCCTGGTGGAGATTGAAGAAGGCGCGGCTGCGCATCAAGAGGCTGCAGCTTATATCCGCCAGCGGCTGGGCCATGGTGGCTAATCATGTCTGCGCTGCCGCCGGGTGAGTCCTTCCGTTTTCGTCTCGTTGTCGGTGCGGCATACCGGGCAAAGCGGGCTGTTCGTGCTGAAAAGCGCGAGCGTGGCCAGCAGTGCTTGAAAGCGCTGCTTGATCTGCTTGAGGCGCGAGTTCGTCAGTCGGAGGAAAGGCGAAGGGAGCGCAATGATTGAGTGGGTGCAGGTATCCGGCGATGTGAGTGCGGACGCGGCTTATCTGGCTTCGTTGTACGGAATGAAAAACGGTGTCGCGCTGCGGCAGCGTGAGTTGAAGCGCCTGGCTTCTTTGTATGGGGCTGGGTATCGCATGAATGTTGAGAAAGCGTTGGCTGATCGTGGTGCTCCAGATGGGGCGATGCGTGCTGATGCTGGACCGGTAATGAGCAGGCAAGACGCTATGCAAGCGGCGCGTGAAATTTTGGGAAGGCGGTAATGGACGGTATTTATCTGACAAGCGAGGAGTTTGATGCACTGGAAGGCCTGCCAGATCAGGATTTCCGGATGTATATGCTCATGCGGCGCTGGGTGAATATCGCCACCGGCGTTGTTGGTGGTGCTGCTGGCGCAACGATCTGCTATCGCCGCTTCCGTGAGTGGATGGAAGTGCATCGTGAGCGCGGCTCTACAGCTGCGCCGACAGTTAGAACGGATGACGCCATGCGTGCATCAATTGCCAGGTTGTCGCGCCGTGGGTTGATCAAGCGCATTGCGAGGACGGGCCTTGCGCGGTTCGTTTTCTGCTACAAGCTGCTGCTGGCCAAGCTTTGTACAAATGAGGAGCCCCGCGTAAATCGTGACAGGAAACCGGCATCTGGATATGTAGTGAAAAGCAAGGCTGGTAAAGGGTTTCAGCGTGATTCTGATGGTTTGAAAAGTGCGGCTGGATATACGGATGAACCCCAGCCATCGGGGAACTTCATTGATAAAAAAGGGGGCTGGGCTGCATCGGTTGTGGATAACTCTGACCCATGGGTTGCAGCTGCTGGAAAACTGCTGAAAAAGCAGATTTTTGAGAATGAATTGCATAGCCATGCGTTCCCGTATGCTGCTGCAAAGCTGGGCGATGTCATGAAAACCCGTCAAGTCAGTGAGCAAGAGCTAGGTATATGCCTGAATATGGCAAGACGCATGCGTGGTATTCGCTCAGTACTGGCCTATGCCGTGGGCGTGGTCGCGCAGGGAACGATTAAACGGCGTCTGCAATGTACTAAACCGGAAAGTCGGCCTGCTGCGCCTATAGCGCCTGCTACTCGTCCTGTTGCTGATCCATTGCCGGTGCAGACAAAGGCAGGTATCAGTTCTGGCATTCGCCGCTTGCGGGCGCAGCTGGTAAAGATGGGTCATACTGAGTTTGCATAGCAATATGTTGTATTTGGTTTGGCTGATGTGTCGGCCATGATGTGGTTTGCGTGGTAAAATTCCAGCATATAAAAGCCCGGCAATGACTGGGCTAGGGGAATTCTCAGGACAGTACTGGAGGATTCGCGATGGTTGATGTATCTGCTGTGTTGCGCACGATTGGCCGTGCATTGGAAATCCTGACTGCTGCCGGTGAAACAAAGGCCATTGACTATGGTCGTCAGGCGGCGGGCTGGTCGGACTTTACCGGTAATGATCTGGAAGCCGCGATGGATATTCAGAATGCGCTGATCGGTATGCCAGCGCACTGTAACCTTGCGGTGATGTGGAAGTTTGCGAAGGATAATCCTCGCCTTGGCGAGCCGTACCTGAATGACTTGACCACGTTCGCTGCGCACATGATTTCTGGCGCTGACCGTAATGGCCGGGAGAATTTGAAATACTGGGTTCGCCACTGGGCGCGGAAAGATGGGCATTACACTGAGGCCGCGAGGCTGTATGGGAAATCACATATGACTCAGCGCCGTTTCTATGTTGAGCTGATCGAGTTGGAGCTTGATGCCTGGTTGACTGAGGCAAAGGGCTGGATTGAAGAAGTGATGGAACAGCATGAGGGATTGTGGTTGAAAGCTGCTTGACACGATGAAAATGTTCAAATAAAGTCCGTCCTGCGGTTACCCAAATTGCGTCCAAAGCCCTGAGAACTCCTCAGGGCTTTTTGCATTTCCGGGTGCTGGTCGTGCTTTGTCTCGTTGTCTCTCCTCTTGTGAAAATGCCCTGGCTTCGGTCGGGGCATTTCTTTTTCTGGAATCGCCATGCCTGTATCAGCACCTACCCCATGCCGCCATCGCGGCTGCCGTGCTGTCGTGCGCGATGGAAAGGGATTCTGCAAAGAGCATTTGAAAGAGAAGCGGCGCGAGGATGATCAACGGCGTGGGTCAGCTGCCAGTCGTGGGTATGACAGTCGATGGCGAAAGGCGCGGGCAACATTCCTGCGGGAGCGCCCGCTGTGTGAATGCCCAGGCTGTAAAGGCCGAGGGCTTTTAACTGAGGCTGAGGTGATTGACCACATCATCCCGCACCGGCTGAAAGAGGCGCTGGACAGTGGTGATGTTGAAGCCATTCGCCGCGCCCAGGCGCTGTTCTGGGATACGGGTAACTGGATGCCGATGGCGAAGCGCTGTCACGACAAGAAAACAGCGGCTGAGGATGGCGGTTTCGGCAATCGTCGGCGTGAAGCCGGCTGCAATTGATGGCTGGCAGAAAGTTGCTGGACTGATCGACATTCGCCCCCATGGTGGGGGGTATCCAAAAGTCCAGATCGGCCCGACCGAAACCCCGTGCCTAAGTCCGAATTTTTATGGCCACCTGTTTTTAAGCAGGGGGGGGTTAAGAAATGGAAGGCTTCTGAGCCGTTTTTACGGTGTCGGAGGCCTTTTTTTATGTGTGTAACTGATTGGAGCGCGTAGTGAGTCAGGAAAAGCCGCCTTTTACGGTAATTCCTGGTGGTGGTGGACAAGCGGCAAGTGGTGCCGTTGGCAATGGAATTGATAGCCCGTCCTCGCCGCCGGGTGTCAATTTCAATAGTCGGGAGCGCAAGGCGTGGGACTACATCTGTGAAAGTCTCCGCATGGCTGGGATCGAGCACATGACTGGCGGCCTGGCCATCAGCGTGGTGGTGCGGACTTGGATTCAGTGGCAGGACGCTGAAAACCAGTTGGCGGATCTGATGGAAAAAAATCGGGGTTCCTACATGGTGACAACGCCGAATGGCCATCAGCAGCCGCATGCCATTTTCTACGTTGCGCGAAATCTGAAAAAGGAGCTGCTGCAATGGCTACCGGAATGCTGCCTGACTCTGCCGTCAGTGGCGACGGTAAAAGCCAAGCTTCCAGCGGCAACGCCGCAAGACGATCTGTTCGACGGCCTGGTCGGTCACGCAAAAAGCCACCCGTCAGCCGCTTAAAGCTGATTCCGGATGAGGCCGATTGGCATGAATGGGACCGCGTTTATGGTGTTCCGGTCCTACGTGGTGAAATCGTTGTTGGCCAGCTGACGATGTTGGCCGTGGAGCGCCACTATCGGGATCTGCAACAGGGCGCAAAGCGCGGGTTGTTTTTCAGTCCCGGTCATGCCTGGCATGTCATCAATTATGTACAGGGCTGGTTTGTACATATCAAGGGGCCGCTTGCCCGGCAACCGATCATGCTGGATGGCTGGCAGCTGTTCTGGACAGCGGTGATTTTCGGATGGCGGCGGGCATCGGATGGATGCCGCCGCTTCCGGACGGGCTATGAAGAGGTTGCCCGAAAAAATGGGAAGAGTACCTGGTGGGGGCCGATTGGCTCATACCTGTGGATGATGGATGGTGAGGGCGGCGCAGAGGTTTACTCGATTGCGACGACGCGAGAGCAGGCCATGTCTGTATTCAAGCCTGCTTTTGACAACATCAAGCGCCTGCGCCGCCAGTCGCCCAGGCTGGCTAAGTCAGTCAGGATTTTTGACGGTGCCAATCAAGAAAAAATGTCTATTGGTGAGTCAGTTTATAAGCCGCTTCCGGCCAATGCTGAGTCGCTAGATGGTCTAAACCCTTATGCCTGTCTCGTTGATGAGCTGCATGCCCACAAAACCCGCGAGGTATGGGATGTGATGGAGTCGGCGCTTGGTGCGCGGACGCAGCCGCTAATCAATGCAATCACCACTGCCGGGTTCATTTTGGACGGTATTTGTATCGAAATTCGCTCGTATTTGGTGCGAATTTTGCGCGGTGAAGTGCAGGATGACAGCTTTTTCGGCGTGATTTACACGATTGATGAGGGTGATGACCCTTTTTCGCCGGAAAACTGGCCGAAAGCCAATCCATCGCTGGGGTCAGCAAAAACCTACTCGTACATGGAGGCTCAGGCCGCGAAGGCAAAGATTATGCCGTCGGCGCGGGCGAACTTTCTGACAAAAGACTTGAATGTGTTTGTCGGTGACTCGTTGTCCTGGTTCGATATGCTGGTTTGGGACAAGGGAAAGAAGAAATTCGATCCAGACATGCTGCAAGGCCGTGAATGCTTCGGTGGACTCGATTTAGCGAGTACGCGAGACATCACGGCCTTTGTGCTTTTGTTCCCGCCGCCGCCTGGTGATGAGGATGGTGAGTGGTATGTGCTGGTTTGGTGCTGGGTTCCTCAGGCAAAAGTTGATGCAGCCGATCAGGACAACGGATCTGATTACAAGGCGTGGGAAAAGCAGGGCTGGTTGACTGTAACAGAGGGTGATGTGACTGATTACGACCCGATTCGGGACGTTATTGAGCAGGCATGCCGTGATTTTGATGTGCGGGAAATCGCATTCGATACATGGAATTCCACGCACCTGGCGAACCAGCTGCTGGAAAAGGACGTGCCGATGGTCAAGCTGCCGCAAAACTTCGCCGGTCTTTCGCCTGGGGCCAAGCATCTTGAGCGCTTGGTTTACAGCAAGCGGCTACGTCATGGTGGAAATCCGGTGCTGCGCTGGTGCGCTGGGAACGTGACACTGCTGATCGACAGTAACGAAAACATCAAGCCGGACAAAAAGCGTAGCCAGGGCCGGATTGACCCGATTGTTGCGCTTTCCATGGCTGCAACGCGAGCCATGACGTATCTGGATGATGAAACTGAAAGTGGGGTGATTTGCTGATGGGCTTTTTTGACCGATTTTGGGCGGGTAAGTCTCCGCCTGCTGCTGATGTTGAGCAGCGAGAAGAGCCGACTGTTCAGAATCTGGGTCAGGGCTCTGGTGGGATGGGTGAAGTGTTCGGGGTGCCTTCCGTTACTGGTGTACCAGTCAACGAGATAACTGCAATGCAGGTTGGTGCTGTGTATGCATGTGTCCAGTTGATTGCCGGTATCGTCAGTACGCTTCCACTGCAGTTTTATCAAAAAACGGCAGATGGTCGAAAGCAGATCGACCATGATTTTTGGTACTTGTTCAACGAGTCTGCAACGAATGAGTACACGGCATCTGCTATGTGGGAATACGGGATGCAGTCCCGCTTGCTGGATGGTGACTTTGTTGCCTGGATCATGCGTGATAGGCGAGGTAATCCGGTAGGAATCCAGCCGCTGGACCCACGAGCTACAACAGTGCAACGGATGTTGGATCAGGGCGGTTGGCGCTGCTATACGTTCTGGCTTCCAACGGGAGCGGTACATAGCGTGCATGAAGATGATGTCATTCATGTGCCTGGCCTTGGCTATAACGGGTTGCGCTCGCTTTCTCCTGTGCGGCACTACGCCAATCAGGCGATTGGCTTGGCGCTCGGCCAGCAGCAGTTTAGTGAGCGCCAGTTTGGTCAGGGGACCGGATCATCGTATCTGCTCAGTACAGCGGGAAAATTAAGTGAGGAGCAGAAACAGCAAGTTCGTACTGAGGTCGAGGCGCGAGCGCATGGCTTGGCGAATGTTGGACGCCCGATGGTGCTACATGGAGATTGGAAGCTAGATCGACTGCAAATTTCTCCGGTTGATATGCAGCTGCTGGAAGGTCGTGCTTTTTCAGTAGTCGAGATTGCGCGGATCTACGGTGTCCCGCCGCACATGATCGGCGCAACGGATAAGGCAACCAGCTGGGGTACTGGCTTGGAGGCAATGACTCAGGGCTTTGTGAAGTTCACGCTCAAGCGCCATTTGATGGCAATCGGACAGGAGCTAAATCGAAAGCTATTTGTAAAGCCTGGTGTTTATTGCGCTTTTGATCTTGCTGAGCTCCTTGAGGGCGATAGTGCAGCCCAGGCGGCCTATTTCAGTAAGGCGTTGGGCGGGCCTGGCTCGCAGGGCTGGATGACGATCAATGAAGTCCGGCATATCAAGAATCTGCCTCCTGATCCTGATGGGGGAAAAATCGTGAAAGCAGGGAGTGGGAATGGCAATCAAAAACCTTCTGATCCGGCCCAAGGCTAAGGCGGCCCGGCCTGTTTGCCCGCGTGCAGAAGTCGCGCCGGGTGGTGCTGAGGCGACGATCTGGCTCTATGACATCATTGATGAATGGTATGGCGTAGATCCTGGCCAGCTTTGCCAAGAAATCGCCGCAATGATCGGTGTTGAAACCATTCATCTGCGCATCAACAGTCCTGGCGGTGATGTGTTCGGCGCTCGCGCCATCATCGCTGCCTTGCGTGCTTCCGGCGCAAAGGTGATTGCGCATATTGATGGTCTGGCTGCTTCGGCGGCGACTTTCATTGCAGTGAACTGCGATGAAGTGCGGATTACTGATGGTGGCATGTTCATGATCCATCAGGCTGCTACCGTTGCTGCCGGTGATGCTGAGGATCTGCGGCAGGTTGCTGATCTGTTGGACAAGGTAGATGGCACGATCTGCGCTGACTACGTACGCAAGACCGGCCAGACGACAGAGCAGATTTCCGCATGGATGGAGGCGGAAACCTGGTTCACAGCTGATGAGGCAAAAGCTGCTGGCTTTGTCGATGTGATTGATGGCGCTGGTGCAGCGACTGTCGATAACAGCTGCTGGGATTTCTCGTCCTGCAAGAATGCACCTAAAGCGCTGTTGCAGCCTTCTGCTGCCCCTGCGGAACCGGTGGTAAAGCCTGCGCCGGTTTCTAATCCGGTTGCTGATCCTGTCGAGAACTCCGTTTCTGATGATGGTCGTGAGGCCGCTAAGCGCCGACTGGTGCTGCTCAATCTGAATTGCTGA